TAGTAATAACACTAGTTCTACCCAGGATAACAAAGAGAAAGATTTGGTTGAAAAAGGAAAAAAAGAAAAAAATAAAGAAAAAAAGAAAATAGGAAAAGAAGAAAAAAAAGAAAAAATAAAAGATAAACTTGAAAAAAGCACAGAAAAAATACATAATACAAATGACAAGGAAAAAATTTATGATGACAGCTTTGAATTTAATTTTAACGAAGAAGACTTCTCACAAAATGATGATGAAGGTAATCAAGAGAGAAAGTTAACAACAATTGTTATACCAGATGAACCAAGAGATCAACAAAGATTTGATAAAAATATTATAGAAGAGGATGATGAAATGATTGGTAATGTTGCTTGTATATTGGAAGACGAGGATGAAGATTATGTTATCCATGAAAAAGAAAAGTATAAAACGACAGAACAAAAAACAATGTCAGTTAGCAAATGTATAGATTTTACAAATATAACTCTATTAAAACAAACCAAAGAAGACATGGAACAAAAAACATACAGTTTATTGGAAAGGAGTAAACTAACACACACACCAATTGTATTACAATTTTTTGAGAAATATTTATTTTTGGAATTTAATTTTATAGAAACACATAAATACATAAGGGAGATCAAGGCATTGCTATCAAGATTAAAGTTAACAACACAACTGAAATATACACCAAGATGTTTTTACTATGGTTATTTATATTTATTATTACAGGATAAAATGATAAACCTACTTAGAACAGATATATTATCGAATAGAGATGCTATAATATATGACGATGAAAATGATATGTTCTACCATTATGATATTCGATTAGTTAAACTAGAGGATCCAGATTACAACGATTTATATGAATATTCCTACCATGATTTTGGTGATTACTATATTATATTAGAAAATACTGAGAAAAATGCATTTGAAGTTTCCACAATTGAAGAAATTTTTACGTTTTTACAACAAAATATTAGGAAAAGAATGACAATATCGATGAATGTATTAATTTTGAAAGAAGAAGAAAGTTTAAAAAAGAAAATAAATACAAAGAACATCTTAAGACCAAGAGACAAAAGAATAATGACAAAAAAGGAGAGATAATAATAAAATAAGAAAAAGAAAAAAGAACAAAAAGAAAAAAAATCAAAAAATGAAAAAATAGAAAAATAAAAC